GCTCGAAGGTCTGCTCCATCACGAACTCGGGTCCGGCGTCGGTGTACCCGATAGGGGACCACGCCTCACCCCACGCCGCCTCGAAGTCCGCAGGCTCAGCGCTCCCCAGCGGGGCGATGTAAAGCCGGCCGGGGTCGACCCGGACGTTTCGGGGATTTCCGCTAACCATCTTGGTCTCCTTCTGCCCCCGCTAGGAGGCGTCTTCCTGAGTCCCGTCCGCAGTCGCCGTGAACATCACGTCCACGACGTACCTCGGCTGGTCGCTCTCTACGTCTGGCTGCCATCGCACGCTCTCGACGAGCGCCCCGTGCAGGAGCGCGCCGCCATGCGTGTAACGACTCAATGCATCTGCCGCCGTGGCTAGCGCGGCGGCGGTCGAGGCTGCCTCGGCTTTCGAGGAGCCCCACACGTCGAACTGGATGAGACAGCGGTCGTCAGGACCGCCAATGCGAAACAGCACGAGCTGCGGGAAGCGCGGATTCGCGTCGGCGTTGAAGCCGAAGAACACGCGCCCACTGAGCGACGGCAGCGCCTGCCGTGCCCACTGACGCACCGCGCCCTCGACGTCCACCCACGTACGCGCCTCGGCGACCATCAGCGCCCCCCTCGCAGCGCCTTGCGGATGGGAGCCTTCGGCGGGCGAGAGCGTGTGCCGAACTCCTCGGCAAGCGCGCCCGGACCCTCCATGATCACCTGCGCGAAGGGGCCGCGCGGGCCATCGCCGCGCTTCACCCACACCCGCAGGTGTGACGGCGCATCGACGCGTTCGGCAACCGCGTTGGCGACCACCTCGAGCGCCTGCCACGTCTCGGCAGACTTCGCGAGGGCCTCAACGGCGCCGGGGATCATCCGTACGCGGCTCATCGGGACGTGAACCTCGGCTCGGACACGACGCCCGCGACCTGCTTCAGGCCAGCCTGCGTGTGGTCGAGCCCCAGCCCGCGGCGCTCTCGCGCCCAGGTGACCTCGTAGACCTCGCCCGTCACCTCGTCGCGCACCTGGTCGGTGCTGCGCAGGTCGGTGACGGCGCAGGACATCCGGAAGTAGACGACCTCCTGCGATCCGCCCGAGGAGACCTCCTCGGAGCCGCGCGACGTGGAGATGTGAGCGGGAACGCCGCAGGCGATCACCGCTGCCGGTGGCTTCGGGTCCAGTGGGTCCCGCGCCGGGTCAGCGGGGACGCGGAGGACGGCGATCGTGGTGGTGGCCATTGGGAGGGTCACAGCGTCACCACCGCTCCCGCGAGCGACTGCCCGATGTACCGGCGCTCGCCGCCCACCTCGGCGTATCCATCGCGCCCGACGCGCACGCGCGCCTGCTGGGGCGAGGTCAGTAGAGCGCGGAAGTCCTCGATCACCCGTACCTCGGGATGAGCCGCGACCCACGGCCGCCAGTCCCATTCCGCGTCGCAGGTGACGAGCACGAAGTCGAGGCCCGCATCGGTGGCGGCCTCGTAGTCGGCCTCGGCGTCGCCGTAGTAGACGGCCGGGAGCGTGATGCGCCCGTCCTCGACGAGCTGGCGCAGTCGCTCGGACTTGTTCGGCGGCGCACCGTAGACCTCGGCCACGAACGGCCACAGCGAGCGAGTCCCGCCCTGTCCGACGATGCCTCGGGCCTCGATCTCCTCGACGCCGGTCACGACGACGTGGTGGCCGAGGCGGGAGAGGTATTCCTCGACGCCAGCAAGGATCGGGGCGCGGCGATAGCCGCCCTCGAGCGCCACCTCGATGCAAGTAAGGAGGTCCTCGACCTCCTGCGGCGCCACCTCGGGAATGCCGAGGACAGTGGCGAAGAAGTGCTCAACCCGCTCCCGTCGGCTGATGCTCCCGGCGGCCTGGTGCAGCGCCACCATCGCCTCCGCCGCGTCCTCACCGTACGGCAGCGCCGCCGCGCGGAACGCCTCGGACTTGATGCCGTTGGAGCGCAGCAGCGTGCCGTCCATGTCGAATACGTGGGTGCGGTAAGAGTTCATGCGCCCGCCCTCCGCGCTTTTCCCCTTGCGCCCAGTCGCGCCTCCATCACGGCTGCGGCGATGGCGAAGTCGTCCTCGTAGTCGATGTCGATGGCCTCCACCTTGGGGATCTCGAACATCTGGACGCGCTCCCCGATGCGGCTGCCCGTTGCGCCGAAGGAGGCGCGCGAGAACAGGTGGATCGCGTTGTTGTCCTCGTAGAGCGGCTCGAGGTCCTGCGACCGCACCAGGTGGCGCGTGTCGCTGTTCACCGGCGAGCCATCGGCGCGGAAGAGCCAGAAGTGGTGCTCAGTGACGGTCATCAGGGAGTCGTGCTCATCGCTCGCGAGGTAGGCGGCAACCGCGCGATCGACGGTGCCCGGTGTCAGGAGCGGTGAGGTCACGTGGAACTGGCCGAAGTGTTCACCCTCGACCTGCGACAGCTCCCACTCGATCAGGTCGTTGCCGGAGACGCGCGAGGCATCGCGCAGGTGCTCCGCGCGCATGAGGATGTCCGTCTGTGGGTAGTGCTTGCGGACCAACGCCGCAATCTGCTCCGAGTCGGTGTCCACCACGACGCGCGAAACGCGGCGAGCCTGGTGCAACGCGCCCAGCGTCCAGTACAGCAGCGGCTTGCCCGCGAGCGTCCGCACGTTCTTGCCGGGGACGCGCTCGGACTGGCCCTTCATCGGCACGAGCGCCGTGATGCGATCGCCCGGCGGGATGACGCCCAGCCGGGAGCCGGCGACCTCGTCGAATGTCAGGCGGCGGTCGGCATCCGCGAGGTTGCGGAGGTAGGCCATCTGGCCGTCCTGCCGGTGGACGACGTGCGTCCGGTTGGTCTGACCCCACGCCGGGTACCCTCCATCGCCGCCGCCGCCCTTCGCCGCCTGCTCCTCGGTGAAGCCCCCGTAACCGACGTAGTAGCCGGTGGCGTAGAAGTCGAAGCCGGTCACGTGCAGCGAAGCGATCGGGAACGTGAGCAGGTGCGCGATGGCAAGGGTGCCGGTGTTCGGGTTCGTCGCGGTGGCTCGCCGGATCTGGTCCTTGAACCTCGGGGCGACGTGCAGAAGCGGCAGGTCACCCATGAGGGGGCGCACGCGACGCACGCGGTCATTCGCCTCGTCATGCCGGGTGACCACGTAGCGCACACCGGCCTCACGCCAGCCGGCGACCTCCTCGGCCGTGTGCGCTCGGCCAAGGTCTCGTAGGTGATTGGTGCTGTAGAAGACGTGGTAGAGCACGTCCGCCCGCGACCCGACGTCAGCGCGGCGCTCCTCGGGGACGGGGACAGCGAGGTTCATCCGTACGACCACGTCGTACGAGTCGATCTCCTCGCCCGCGCCGCGGCCGACCAGCGACGCGGCGGGGCCGACGATGACCACGCGCTTGCCCGCCAGGTACTCGGCGTACGGCTGCGAGGCGGTGCCGAGCGTCGAGGCGGTGCGCTCGTTCGCGCGACGGGACTTCTCGCGTCGGATGGTGGCGGCGTCGTACGGCATTAGTCGTACACCTCCCACCACTCGTCGCCGGGTGCAGGCACAGCGCGGTCGTAGTACGGCGTCGCGTAGCCCACTGACAGCACGGCGGAGCGCCCGGCGACCCGGCGCAGCGCCTTGATCTCGTAGTCCGTGAGGTAGATGGCCGACCCGCCACCCGTGCGCGCGTACGTGACCGAGGCGTCGCCCAGGGAGGCCTGCACGGTCCCTTCGGGGTTGCGGTACGCGCGGTACGCGACCGCGAGGCAGATCGAGGCGACGGCGTCGGGCACGTCTTCGAGCTGGCCCTCGTCGTCGACCCACGTGGCGTCCGCCTCCTGGCGGATGAGCGCCGAGGCGTCGTCCAGCGCGGCCTGCCCTCGGCCGGCGTCCAGCCCTATGAGGTCTGAGACGCCAAGCCGAGCGGCCAGCGCTTCAAGATCCGCCAGCGGCGGAAGCATCGTTAGCTACCGAACGTCGCGGTGATCTCGACGGCTCGCACGAAGACCGGTTCGTCGTGCTCGTCGTCGATCTCGACCGAAGGCTCCCAGTAGCCGTCCTCGTCGAACGCGCCGTAGTCAGGGACGACGTTCGTGCCGACGTACACGTCCGCGTGGAAGTTGTCGACGATCTCGTCCGGGTCGATGGCCTGCACCAGCCGGAGCGAGAAGCCCTCCCACGACGCCGAGGCGCCCCACGGAGCGCCACGCGGCACCAGGGGTGCGCGGGTGCTGAGTACGAAGGCGCTGCGGTGGAACGCGAAGGCCTTGTCGGGGTCCATGCCCGGCACCACGAACACCGGGAAACCGGCGACGCGGCCGATCTCGGCGCTCCGGAAGGCTCCGGTGTCCCCCGAACGGTCGGCGCGGATGAACTGCTCCGAGTTGAGGAAGACCTCCTCGACGCCAGATCCGCAGACGATCGCCCGGCCGTCCATCGGCACGCGAGCGTCGTTCAGGCGGCGCCGGGCGGCGGTGACGGTCTTGTACGGCTCGTCGAGGTCCAGCGCGAGCTGGTGCTGCACCGGGTAGGTGGCAGCCTCGACCTCCGCGATGATCTCGTCCTCGAGGCCACGGACGAGGCCGTTGGTCACCGGCACCGTGATGGTGCGGTTGAAGTCGTCGATGTCGAGCGTGAGCTCGGGGTCGGTGATCGGGATCTTGTTGTAGAGGTTGCTGTCGAGCGTCACGACGACCGTGCGCTCGGTCAGGTTGTCGGTCAGCCGGTTCCCGCCGTTGCGGATGTTGCGCTTGCGGGCCTTCGAGTAGGCGGGGAGTCGGATGGTGACTGCGTCACCGCGAGCACCGCGGAAGTCGCCGGCGGCATCCCGCCAGACGAGGTTCGCGAGGACCGTGTCTCGTTCCAGGAGGCCGAGCGACGTCCTGATGACGCGCTCGGCCTTGATGGTCTTCACCGTCATGATCAGCCTCCGAGAGGTCGAGAGCCCAGGTGCAGACCCCTCGGCGGGTGTCTGTGCCTGTCTCCGACCCCTCGGCGGGTGTCGGACAGTGGATGTGGTGCGACCCCTCGGCGGGTGTCGCTAGTACCTCGGCAGACTCGCGGCGAGCTTCCGAGGGTCGGTTTCCTCTGGCTCGCTCTGTGGGCGGTTGCCCGACCGGAGCGCTTCCCGAGGCCGACGCGGGAGGTCTTCCTCCTCGTCGTCGCCCTCATTATGACTGATCCCGAACGACTTAATCAAGTCCTCGGCGTCAGCCTCGATCTCCTCCTCGGTCGTCCCCTGGAGGCGGCGCGCCTGCGACTCGGTGAGGCCCTTGCGCATCGCGACCCGCGTGCGGGCGAGTTCGAGCTTCGACTCCGCCGCCGCCCGCTCCGCAGCCTCGCGCTGCTCCTTCTCGCGCTGGAGCTCGGTCTTCTCGGCGTCCTCGAGCTCCTTGAGGCGGGCCTCGGCCTTCTTGGCCTCCTCGAGGTCGCGCTTCAGACGGGCGTTCTCGGACTCGTGGTGCCGCGCCTGGCGCTTGATGCGCGCGACGTCATCCTCGTCGCCGTTGCCACCGTCGTCACCACCACCCTCGTCGTCGTCGCTATCGTCATCATCGTCCGACGCACCACCCGCGATCGGGTACATGATGCGACCGTCCGGCAGGAGCCACGCCGGGCTCCCGCCGATGCTGATGCGCTGGATGTCGTCGGTCATCTCGGCCTCCTGGCTCATGCTGCTGCCCTCCCCTTGCGCCCTTCGTAGGCGCGCCTGAACGCTTGTAGTAGTTCGCCACTCGGAGCGTCCCGCGTGGACTCGTTGTAGAGGTCGCGCCACTCCCGGCTGCGAGGAGGCCACGACGACCGCGAGTCGCGCCACATGGGCTCCGCGGTGCAGGCGCACGCGTCGTGGGCCTTGAAGTCCGAGCTCTCGCGGGTGTAGACCGGGCCGCGGCTGGCGAGCATGGCGCAGAAGTAGCAGGGGTCGGCGGAGGTCACTCGCGCCCACCCGACCTTGCGCCCCGTTGCCTTTGTGTCAGCCTCAGCGGCTCCAAGCACAGTCGCGCGGCCACCCTGCAGCACGTGCCTCGTCATTGCCCCGGACAGCGTCACGAGGGCACGCGAGGCGGCATCCGCTCGCCCCATCTCCACCAGTTGCTTCGCGACCACCGGTCCGGTCACCCGTAGCGAGGTCTGCACCTGCGCCACGTTCAGCGCTTCGAGCGGTGGGACTTCCACCGCCCCCTCGATGCCCTCGGCAGCGCGAAGCGCGCGGTAGTAGGCCGACGAGAGCGCAGCCGACTCGGCTCGCCCTCGTTCCACGGCAGCGAGGAGCGCGGGCTCCATCGCGAGCCATGTCTCATCGATGCGCCGCACGTCCATGAGCGGCCAGAGCGCGATGAGCATCTGCAGCGCTCGGGCGCGCACCGCGAGCTGCTGCTGTCGGTACTGCTGCGTCAGTAGCCGGCCCACCACCGTCGCCGCCATCTACGCGGCCTCCAACGCCTTCGCTGCGCGGCCCATCTCGCCGTCCGCAGCAAAGTCACGCACCCACAGGAACGCCTGCGCCAACGAGGTCACGGTGTGCTCGATGATCGGCGACTCTTGATGCTTCTGCGGGATCAACTCATCGAACCCTGCGGTGAGGACGTGGCAGAGTTCGTGCACAACGGTCTCCTCGAGGAGGAAGTCGTCGAGTCCGGCGCATTTAGGCAACGAGAAGATGATGCTCGCGGCCTTGTACTCCCAACTCGCGCTGCAGTTGGCATCGGCGACGTGACTCGGCATCTCCGCCTGGTCGCGCGTGTATGCGATGTCGATGCGGACCCACCAGCTGAGGCCCAGCCGGGGCAGCCAGCGGTCAACGATCACTTGA